GATACTTATGAATAAACTAAGTGAGTTTAAAGGGTATACTAAACACTGGCTTAACAAGCTGGGGATTGGTCATATAGAAGCTCGCTTTGAGCGAGGGTGTTCTAAAGACGCTAATGCTGAGGTGGAATATGATGAGGATTCAATGATAGCTACATTCAGCCTCGCAAAGCGATTACATAAAGATGTTTCTATTAATAGGCTTTCGATCCATGAATGCATTCACGTAATGATGACTCCGTATGAAGAAGCCCTCAAGAGAGGTGACTTTGATAAAGCCATTGAAGAAGAGCATAAAATCATCGGAAATCTGATAAATCTCTTGCTTAAGGAATGAATAGGAAGGCTAACTAATATATTGATAAGTAAGTAGCCGTGCTGTATCATTAGAATATGGGCACTAAAGCGTGTAAGCACTGTGGGGTCAAAATAAAAAACTACAACAATACTAATAAGTATTGCCCATCTTGTCGTATATCTGAAACCAAGGCAATCGTTAAGAGGTGTCAAGAAAAAAGAAAAAAAGAAAAGCCTGAGCACATAAAAGCAGTTTGGAGAAAGTGGTACAACTCACTGGACAGGAAGGAGAAAGCTAAAAAACATAAAGCTTGGTACGATAAGTACATACGGACATTCGAGGGTAGGAAGAAGCATATGTACGTATTAATTAAAAATAGAACTTCTTTTAAGCCGAAGTATAAGCATGTAAAATTACTTATTAATCGTGAGGAATTTTTAAATTTTATTAATAGTGATAAAGATTACCAATCTGTATTTTCAGCATGGGAAGAATCTGGTTTTCAAAGAAAATACTGTCCGACTATTGACAGGATAGATAGTGGTAAAGATTATTCATTGGACAATATACAAGTATTGTCTCTTTCGGATAACTGTAAAAAGAAAAGACATAGTTATTAATCAGCTCTTAAGGCTTTTAAGGTAATTCTCTGTAGTGCGGGTCACAAGAGCAGGATAAAAATAGTAGCCTAGAAAAATATTTGTGATAGTATATCGGTATGGAGCAAAACCTACCACTTCTACAACTAAGAGATTACCAGTTGCCACTATGGAGGCACATACAGAACGGTGGTAAGAGGGCTTTTTCGCTTTGGCACAGGCGTTGTATTGCAGAGGACACACCTATCGCTATGTCAGATGGGTCTTTTAAGAATATACAGGATATAGAATCTGGGGATATGGTCCTTTCTTATAATGGAGTAGAGCTTGAGGAGGACACAGTAGAGAGGCTGTGGGCAAATGGGGAAAAAGAAGTAGCAGACTACAATGGACTATTAGCCACTCCAGACCACCAGGTTTTGAATTATAGGAGAGTGGGGTATTGTGACATAGATAAAGCATCACACCTTGTTAATGGCGGCGAGCTGTCATTTGGTGGGGTTCATGATACTGAGCTAGCCGAGATTCTAGGTCTCCTGTTGTCTGATGGTTATGTTAGGAAAAACCAGACACCTAAATTCACAAATGTAGACCCAGATCTTATAGATCGCTTTATATCCCTTGTCGAAAGAAGATTTCCAGAAATAAGACCAAAAAAGAGAGAAAAAGGAAATGGTTGGGACGTACATTGTTATTTAAAGAAAAAAACGAATTTTCATATATTAAGGAAGTACTTCATAGACTCTAATGAGATGCCGGATATTATCTGGGATTTAGATAGGGAGAGCACACTGGCATTCATTAGCGGTGTTATAAGTGGCGATGGCTCTATATCCTACAGGGAGACGGCCGCACCGAGAGGTGGGCTATATCAGACTGGAGCTATGGTTATTGAGGCAGGCATATCACCTGGTTTAGCGGAGAAATACAGATTACTCCTTTTAAAGTTTGGAATTAGAGCAAAGATTAAAAAAGACCCAAGGCACAATAACCATAGAGTATTTTGTTATTCGCTAAGAGATGTGGGTAGGCTAAGTGGGATAAAAATAGCATCCAAGCATAAGATGGAAAGATTCAATAGAATAAAGCCATCTAGAAAGCGTTTTAATAATATGAAAAGAGACAAGGTAAAAAAGGGAGCAAGTGGCAGATTAAAGGTGTATGATTTACAGGTAAAAAACAACCACAGCTATGTAGCAAATGGGTATATAGTCCATAATTGCGGTAAGGATATTACTCTGTTCAATCTGATGATCTACAAGGCCTTTGAGCGTAGGGGGATCTACTATTATATGCTACCCACACTAACCCAGGCGAAGAAGATCATATGGGATGGTGTTACGAACGATGGAATGAAGTTCCTGGAATATGCACCACCATCGATCATAGCCAACAAGAATAATACGGAGCTCAAACTTGAGCTTACAAATGGATCAATCATCCAACTTATCGGGACTGACTACTATGACAGTGTCCGTGGTACTAACCCTGTCGGATGTGTTTTCTCTGAGTATGCGTTCCAAAACCCTATGGCATGGGAGGTCGTAAAGCCGATCTTAAAAGTTAATGGGGGGTGGGCTGTTTTCAATTCAACGCCAAATGGAAAAAATCATGCTTGGGAACTATTTACAATGGCAGAGGAGAACGAAAATTGGTTTACAGAAAAACTAGCTATTACAGATACCGGAGTTCTAACAGAGAAGGATATGGAGGAAGAAAGGAAGGAGGGGATGAGTGAGGAGATGATCCAACAGGAGTACTACGTTAGTTGGGATATTGGGACCCTTGGTTCTTACTATGCGAATCACGTTAACGAAGCCAGGGATGACGGAAGGATATGCAATGTGCCGATCGAGAAGAATGTTGTCGTTGATGTTTATTTTGACCTAGGTAGATCAGATTCAACAGTTATGATATTTGTCCAGAGTATCGGAAAAGAGATTAGGATAGTTGATTGTTATGAAAATAACGGAGAGGGGGTGGACCACTATCTCGGTGAATTGGACAATAAGGACTTCCGTATCGGACGACTATTTCTACCGCATGATGCTACCTATAGAAAGATGGAATCGAATAAAACAATTGAAGAACAATTCAGAGAGGGGGGGTTCCAGACAGAGATTATCGAGAAAATAGGGATTCAGCACGGTATACAGCAGGTAAGAAAGATCTTCCCAAGGCTGTGGTTCGATAAGGAGAAGACTTTCCCACTCGTTAAAGCTCTTGAGAACTACCATGCTGAGTATGACGAAAAGAGGCGTACCTTTAAGAATACCCCAAATCACGATTGGTCGAGCCATTTTTCGGACGGAATGCGGTATCTCGGTATAGGGTTTAGGGAAAAGATAATACGACCTAAGTTCGCTGACACGGGCTTTGATCCTTTTGCTGCTATCTAGCTTGACTCCGCGCGGGGAGTGATGCTACGATATTCGTGCTATGAAAACCTTTTCGCAAAATCATCAATGGGATAATTGCGAACAGAACCACTTTAGTGGGTAGTCTTTCATTGTATTAAAGTTACTAAAAAGCCTTTCCACTTCTGCGGAGGGGTTTTTTGGTTTTATAGGTTGTTGTCTGGGACAAAATGAGTCTCCAAAATTCATTAGCTCAGTTCAATCCTGAGACAGCCTGCCAAATGGAACGTTAGACAAGAGGCAAGTCAGCAGATTGCAAACCTGCTTACCTCGGTTCGAATCCGAGACGTTCCTCCAAGGGGTGTTAGCCAAATGGCCAAGGCACAGGATTTTCATTCCTGATATTGCGAGTTCGAGTCTCGTACACCCTTCCAATAATGCCCAGCGGTGTAGGGGTTGCACGTCTGACTTTGAATCAGAAGATCGATGGTTCGAATCCATCTTGGGCATCCATGGTGATAATAGTGTAACGGCAGCACGGGAGGTTGTGATCCTCTCAGTCCGAGTTCAAGCCTCGGTTATCACACCATAATTAGGAGTGGTGAAATGGTATCACGGATGACTGTTAATCATTTATTGTCGGTTCGATCCCGACCTCCTGAGCCAGGTCTATTCATATATAGGTATTATGTCCCGTTGTCTGCGGGAACAACAGAGTTCGATTCTCTGATAGATCGCCATTAAAACATTTGACTTCTATCACATATCTGTGGTATAGATAGAACAGCTTCCAAGCTACTTAACTCCACTAATGCTACAAATTATACCTGCCATTACCAGAATGAAGAAACGCCCGTTTACAGTCGGGAGTTTCGTGGTAGGTACATTGAGTTAACTAATAAGTCCACACTTATAACAGCTCAAAAACTTACCACTAAATATAGTTGGTAAGCTTTTTGGGTTAGTAGCTAAGTTGGCATAGCGGGTGGCTTTTAACCACTGACACGCTGGTTCGAGTCCAGTCTAACCTTCCAAACCCTGGAAGCTCAATGGACGAGCAAATGACTTCTAATCATTAGGCTGTGAGTTCGAGTCTCACACAGGGTACCATGCGAGATAAACATAAATGGTGATGTACGGGGTTTCCAACCCTGAAAAACGAGTTCGATTCTCGTATCTCGCTCCAATAAGCCTATCTAGTTAAACGGTATAACGATGTCCTTGTAAGACATATTTCTCAGTTCGATTCTGAGGTTAGGCTCCATATCGAGTGAAAGCTAATCTAGTGAAAGCGTCGTGTTGAAGCCACGAAGAGGTTGGGGCGGAACCAACTCACTTGACCAAGCTCCTTTAGCTCAGAAGAAGAGCAGCGGTGTTACATACCGAAGGCCGGGATTGCAAAATTCTCAAGGAGTACCAAAGTGCCATAGTGTAACGGCAACATGTCAGTCTCATAAGCTGGAGTTCGCGGTTCGAGTCCGCGTGGCGCAACCAAACCCTGTTAGCTCAGAGGAAGAGCTCCGGTCTTCGGAACCGGGATGCACAAGTTCGAATCTTGTACAGGGCACCATCGTCCATGAGCTCTAGTTGAGCTACGAAATCTTATATATTTCGGGGCAGGGAGCAAAACCCTGATGGACAACCATAATGAGTATGACGGTCTAGTTGACCTAAGAAATCTGATAAGTTTCTTGTGCAAGGGGCAGAACCTTGATACTCAACCAACGGTGTATAGCGCAGATGGTAGCGCGCCCGGTTTGGGGCCGGGAGGTCGTAGGTTCGAGCCCTACTTCACCGACCAGGGGTTGTAGTGATAAAAGTAGCACTTCCGTTTTGCAAGCGGAGAGACTGGGGGCAGTACCCAGCAATTCCACCATTTTAAAAAGTATGATACAATAAGACCAATGAATAACTCATATTTATATCTCAGTTCACTTTTGTCTCTGCCTGGCAGGTGTTTTGACGATAGATCCTGGAGTTATTAATTAAAAGATAGATCTAAAATAGAGCACCTGACAGCAAACAGGTGTTTTTTTATGCACTCGTAGACCAACTGGTAGAGTCGCTTGGCTTAGACCCAAGATGTTGCGTGTTCGAATCACGCCGAGTGTACCAAGCTCCCATAGCCCAACTGGTAGAGGCAAGCGGCTTAAAACCACTGTGTTCCCTGTTCGAATCAGGGTGGGAGTGCCAAGGGTAGATTGGCTGAGTCTGGCCGAAGGCGATCGTCTTGAAAACGATAGGGTGTAAAAGCTCCCTGGGTTCGAATCCCAGATCTACCTCCATGGAGAGTGAACCCACGAAGAGTGGGGCATCACTGCTAATGATTGCGACGTGAAAGCGTTATGGCGCAAGTCCATCTCTC